ACATCAAGTTCACAATCTCTGCGACTGATTACGCAATCGACGCTGACATGGTAGAACTAAGCCTGGCCGACGCTCCTGGAGGTCAGCAGACCTTCTGTGAGGTTCAGCCATTGCAGAACTGGAAACTAAAAATCTCGGGTATCGCTTCAGGCGACACCGGATCTCTTTACCAGCTGCTATTCGCAAACTATGGAACTGAAGTTGCATTCAAGGTTGCTCCATTCGGCAACACCACTGCAACTTCCACTCAGCCAATCTACGAGGGAACGGTTATCTTTGACGACCTGCCACCTCTATCGTTGAACTCGGGTGACATTGTAAAGTTTGAGACCACGCTAACGGTCAAGAACTCGGTTCACACTCCATCAGCTACGCCTCCAATCTTCTTCGGCCTGACCAAAAAGACCTCAGCGTAATAACATGGCTCGAGAATCAGTCTCGAGCGGTGCTGTCCAAATCGAAGGCCTTGGGTTGCTTCAAAAGCAGCTCAAGGCTCTCGAGGCGGATAAGGCAGACTTACTCGAAGCAAACTTGCACGCAGCTGAAACTCTAATCAGATCAGCCAGCGGACTTGTGCCATCTTTGACTGGTGCACTAAAAGCAACGCTTCGCCCATCCAAGACCCAAAGATACGCTCAGGCTTCAGCTGGTAATGCCCGGGTGCCATACGCGAACCCTATTCACTGGGGCTGGTCAGTGGTTGGTGCAAGCCATAAGGGCAAACTTGCTCCTGGCACTGTGCGAAACATCAAGCCACAACCGTTCTTCGCCAAAGCCCTAGGTTACACTTATCAGGAAATCATCAACAACTATCAGCGTGATCTGCAAAACCTAATCAACAAATACGGACTCGGAGAATAACAAAATGACAACCATCGACTTCAACAGCATGACTCTCAACGAGATTGAACTCATTGAAAATCTGACGTCACGCAACATCGACTCAATCATGGCCGAAGACGCGCCACGAGGTCGAGTATTCAAAGCCATTATTTTTGTTTACAAGAAGCGCACTGATCCAAACTACACATTCGAGCAAGCCGGAAGTCTATCCCTAGAGGAAGCATCGGCCTTGTTCGGAGGTGAAGATACCGACCCAAAAGAATGAGAGAGGAGCAAGCTCGACGCAAAGCTGAGTTCTGTGTTGCTACTCGCATGAGTCCAACAGAGTATGAGGCATTGACACTTTACGAATACAGAGCCTTTATTGAGGCTTTGGGTTCAAGTCGAGGTGAAACCGAATGGCCGCAACTCTAAACTTCAAGTTTGTTGCTAACGCAACTGGACTTAAAAAGGGTGTGGATGATGCATCCAAGAGACTCACTGGCTTCCAGAAAACCACTGAGGGCGTCTCAAAAAAAATGAAGGCCGCTATTGGTGCGGTTACATTCGTGGCAATCATCAAAGGCCTCACAGACGCTGCTAAGGCTGCATCTGAAGATCAGATTGCACAAAACAAACTGGCTTTGCAGATCAAGACATCGACTGACGCAACTGATGCCCAAATCAAGTCCAACGAGAACTTTATTTCTGCAACATCTAGGAGCACCGGTGTCCTAGACGACGTGCTTCGCCCGGCATTAGCTAACGCGGTTCGTGGCACTGGAGATCTCAAAAAAGGTCAAGACCTTCTAAAGATTGCTCTCGATGGCGCAGCTGCAACTGGCAAGCCACTCGACACTGTTTTAGCTGCTTTGACTAAATCATTTAACGGCAACAACTCTGCACTTTACAAACTCGCGCCGCAACTCAAGGCAACAAAAGGCGGCATCGAGGACTTTGCTAAATCGGTGAGCGGAGCAGCTGGAACATCTGCTAGTCCGTTTGCAAAGTTTAGTGTGGCATTGAGCGAAGCAAAAGAAACCATTGGTAAGGCGTTCTTGCCAGTCGTTCAGCAACTAATCACGGTGCTAGGGCCACTAATCGAAAAGATTGCCCCAACGCTTGCCAAACTTATCTCAGACCTTGCCCCAATCTTTACAACACTCGTCAATGCGCTATTGCCACTGATTGACAAGCTACTGCCTCCAATCATCAATTTGCTTAATTCACTCTTGCCAATCATCATTCCCCTGGCACAAGGATTGACCACGCTGCTCATACCAGTTATCAACGTTCTTGTTAAAATATTCAAAGACATTGTGACCGTTGTTGGCAGCGTAACAAAAGCGTTTGGTGGCATTGGTAAAGCAATGACTGACGCATTCAAAGGCGTTGGCACGTTCCTCAAAGGTTTATTCAACGGATTTATTGGCATGATTGAAGGCTTCGTAAACTTCTTCATCGACGGAATCAACATGATCCCTAAAGGCCTGAACTCGCTCAAGTTCAAAGTGCCCGACTGGGTGCCATTCATCGGTGGTAAAACAATCGGCTTCAAAGTGCCAACTGTTGCTCACATCAAAATCCCTAAACTGGCTCAAGGTGGTGTAGTGATGCCTTCGCCTGGAGGGAGCATCGTGAACGTTGCTGAAGCCGGTCAGGCCGAAGCAATCATTCCACTGAACAAACTTGGCAACATGACTGGCGGCAACACTTACGTCATCAACATCAACAAGGCCTCGATCACTGGCGAGGAGATTGTCCGGGCGATTAGACGTTATGAAGTCGGTCAAGGTCGAACGGTAACGCTGTAATGGCCGGAGACGTTTTCTCACTCAAAAACAATCTCTATTTTGAGTTTGCTGCACCTAATGAAAAGACCTTCACTTGGGGAGTGAGCAGCTGGGATGATGGCGATGTTTGGGACACTAACCCTTCAAGCTCAGACTGGCGCAATCTACGCTGTGAAACATTCGATGTCGAAATTGACAAAGGATGCGATGTCACTTCAGGCATATTCGTTTCACCATCATCCTCAACTGCTGTAATCAGGATGCAGGGAGCCGACTGGGATCCATTCAGTAATAAATCCATTCACGCCGGCACTGGCTTCCGCATTCAAGTTGAACCCAACCCAGACACACACCCGGGCGACACTTACATTATTTGGCAAGGCACTGTTCGCGATTACAGCGCAACTTATGATCAGCGTGGCAATAACGTTGTCACAATCACGTGCGTCGACGCTATGCAAGACTTCTTGAATAAAAAAGTTGCCTCCTATTCGATACCCGATGGCACTGATTATCCTGGCGATGTTATTAGCGACATGTGCAACACCTACTATTACGGAGTTGTCCCAAACATCAACCCGGACGTGTCAACTATGGGTGCTAAAACTTATACAGATAGCACCGTTGGAGCAGTCATTGCCGATTGTCTAACCGCAGGCCTTGGCGCGTTCTGGATGGATAGAGATGGCACTCTCAACTACCGTTCGGAAGAAGACCTGGCAAACATTCTCGACAGTGGATATTCATTCCACTTCTCGACTGACCATTCGACCAGTGCAGAGCATATTTGCATGACTGACTTGGTTATGAAGGCCGACTCGAGAGACTTACCAAACGTCATCATTGCTTCCAATGGTTCGGATACGCGAACGCTTACAAACGTGGACGCCTATGAACTATTCGGTGCAGTATCTCTCAACGTCAATGTGCTGATAACTGGATCTGTGAATCTTGACAATTGGCTTAACCGACTAAATCTGACAACCAAACTTCGACGCGTTGAAACACTAAACTTTGACGCTGCTAAACGAACCGGGCAACTTTGGGACTGGTGGCTTGTCGAGAGATTATTTGACCCCAACATTGTGAGCTACAACATAAACGGAATCGACTTTACCGAGACCTATTTTGTTACTCGACAAACGGACACCATTACGCCTTACACATGGAACATCGGGCTAGAGTTATGGAGAGGTATCTAAATGGCATATAAAACATTCGTATCAGGAACGCCGGCACTGGCCAGCGACATAAACACTTATCTGATGAAACAATCAGTGATGGTGTTTACAAACGCTACTGCTCGAGACACTGCACTTACATCGCCGACTGAGGGCATGGTCACATACCAAGAAGCAGTGGATCACTTGACCATCTACAACGGTTCTGCTTGGGTGGTGTTCGATATTGGCTGGAATGCTTGGACTCCAACATTCTCTAACCTCACACAAGGCAGTGGAGCAACGACGTCGGCATTCTATGCACGCATCGGTAAGACCATTGTTGCTCAGGTTTACGTCACTATGGGAACCACTACACCAACTGTCGGCGGCCAGATTGGTATTTCGCTACCAGTGGCCCCAGCATCAACCACTCGATCACTAAATGTTGGCAACTGTTTTATGCGTGACTCGGTTGGCGGCCGTTCATGGCTTGGAACTGTTTTCTTATCCTCGACTGAAGCCAAAATGCAGGTCACTGGAGCCAACTTGACTTACGGATACGCAGTCACCCAGTCTGGAACTATCCCTCATACTTGGGCAGCCAACGACTACTTCTCGTTCACAATCATGTATCAGGGAGTCTAATGAGCATATTCATCTGCACCAAAGTTGATTGCCCCAACTTCGAAATCGTTTACGACTTTGGCGACGACCACCCGGTTCGCGCCGAATGTGGCGGATGCCACCAAACCCTACTACCAGAGGAAAACTAATGGGAAACGTTGACAACGCTCCATGGCCATCACCAGCAGAACCAAAGCCAGCCCCGAAAGGCAAGCCTGCTGAAGTAACCCCCGACGCTGAGTAATGGCTGAGGACTCGCCTCGCGCGACTACCCCTACCCTGCTGGCCGACATAAGCAATCGCTTGGCAGTGATTGAAGCACGCCTAGAAATCATCGGAGATCATGAAGCTCGCATTCGTGACCTCGAGAAGGCACGCTGGCAGTCCGCCTGGATAACCTCGGTGTCGACAGCACTTGGCACTTCCGCACTCGTCACCATCATCATGAAAGGCTTTGTATGATAACCCCGACAACCAACAACTTGCTTGTCTATCAGGGAGCAACCTTTGACCAGACCTTCACTCTGACTGTCTCGGGAAGCCCTGTGAACCTTACTGGTTACACCGCGGCCATGAAGGTTCGCGCAACCCCAGCCGACGACGCAGTGCTCTCATTGACTAATGGCAGCGGAATCACACTTGGCGGAGCACTTGGGACTGTCGCAGTGGTCATCACCGCTACGCAGACTAGCAATATCGCAGCTGGGAAGTATTATTACGACCTTGAGTTAACTTCCGCAGGAGTTGTTACCCGATTTATTCAGGGCTCATTCCGAGTCAGCGCCGAAATCACGTCGGCATGATGGCTTTTTACAAAGAGCCATTCCCAGCATCGACTCGAGGTGACGAGTTCGGCAACATGGCCTCATATCGCAAGAATCCTCACCGAGGTCAAGACTGGGCACCCGGCGAAGGCAAAACCATTCCGGCCATCACTGCTGGCAAAGTCACTGCAAACTTTTGGTCAGACGGACTAGGCAACTGCATTATTCAAAATACTGACGACGGACTTTGGGTGCTATACGCTCACCTCCTCGAGCAGCCAAAACTTGCTATTGGTCATTCGCTAAAACTGGGCGACGCTATCGGCAAAGTTGGCAACACCGGTGCTCTCACCACTGGAAGTCACCTACACTTGAGCATCGCCAGGAGCAAAAATGTTCACGAATGCATCGCCGAGAAGCTCGTCGACCCTATCAAACACATCCAGGCCAACAGTGCCAAAGCAAAGCCAGCCCCGAAAGGTAAAAAATGAAGCTCGACGCAGAGACTCGACTATGGATCTATCGCGTAATCGGCACCGTTGTTCCGCTCCTGGTAACCCTTGGAATCACCACTGAGGGAATCGCAGGCCAGATTATGAACATTGTTGCTGCCATTCTGTCGATTGGTAGTGCTACACTCGCAGCCAAGAACATAACCAAATAACAAAATCGAATCGGAGAAAACAACATGGCCTTTGCCAAAGATTACGTCGACGTCGCTACACGCATCCGCGACTTCAAAACAAACTATCCTGATGGATCACTGCAACAAGTGCGCCTCGAGTTTCACACCGTTGGCGAGCAACAATACATTCTTTACGTCGCGGCCTGCTTCCGCACTGCCGACGATCAGCGACCCGGCATCGGGTCGGCATGGGAACCAGTGCCAGGCAAGACGCCTTACACCAAAGACTCAGAAGTCATGGTTGCCGAGACATCAGCTTGGGGACGTGCCATTGTTGCAGCTACTGGAGCTGACACCAAATCTATTGCATCGCTCGACGAAGTGAATGCTCGTAAAACGCCACAGAAGCCTGCTACGCGCGATTGGATAGTGGAAGCAGAGAATCTAGCGTTCCAGAAGGACAAAGACGCTCTACGAGCCTTGTATGCCGAAGCGGTCAAGAAGATTGCACCATCGGATGTCATTGAGCGGATCAGGGAACTAGGCTCAGACATAAAGTAAAAGCCCCTGACGCGGAATCGGAGAACGCGCCAGAGGCAGAATCAGCCTATCAGTTATCGGAGGAAATCATGAGTGCAGAAGCGATGTCGGCAGTGCTGCATCATAGCAAAGCAAGCCCTCACGCCAAACTTGTCCTAATGGCAATCGCGTATCACGAGAACGACACTGGTGCCTGGATGTCGCAGGCCACACTTGCACGGCTATGCAACATGAGTGAACGCACAGTGAGGCGTCACATCGCGGAGCTGAAGTCACTTTTCGAGATAGATGTTATACCCGACGACGGACAAGGATACGGTGCTCGAGTGACTAATCGTTACTTCATCATCCTTGACTGCCCGGAGCGTTGTGATAGGTCATTCTCACATAAAGAAACGTCCGCCGAGATCATCAAGTTGACCACTTCTCGGAGGGAGCAATACAGGTCAAAACAGGTAGCAATAGAGGTCAATATTGGTCGCAATAGAGGTCAAAAATGACCGCAATACAGGTCAGTACTGTCCTATAAATATAAACTAATATTAATTAACTTAAAAGAACTAGATAGGAAATCGGAATGTCAGAAAAAATCATCATTGCAGGCGAAGTAGCATCAGCAACCGAACGAGGCATGGTCAGTATTTGGGTTCGTAAGACCCTCAAAAAGACCGGCCGCGAGATCTTCAAGAAATACGTTGTCTGGTTTGACGCGCCAACAGGTGCAGCCAAAGGTGACTTCATCGAGGTCGAATCGAATGACTGGTATGAGAAAGAAACGACCTACACCTCATCAGATGGCCTTGAAAAGACCGGACGTGAAACACACATCAACGAACCGCTGCTGATCACACTTCGATCTGCAATCCCTAACCTTGTCGCTAACGGATCTAACGTGACCAATGGCGACGGTTCCGAAGTAGCAATCGACGCACCGTTCTAATGATCTGGCATGGCTTCTACCAAGGCAAACCAATCCCCCAGGGGAGCAAGACCGCTATGGTCATCAATGGTAGAGCAGTCATGTTTGAGGCCAACAAGAATCACAAGTCTTATCGCGCTGCACTCGAGAAATGGTTTGACGACGCATCACCAACATTGAACCCGGTTCGTGTCGAGCTTGTGTTCTATTTTGTCAGGCCCAAGACATCGAAGCGTGAACATCCAAGCGTAAAACCCGATGTGGACAAATTATGCCGAACCGTTCTTGATGCTGCAACTGGCCGACTCTTCAAAGACGACAGCCAAGTAGTGATCTTGAATGCTCGCAAAGAATACGCACCAGCTGAGGGCCTTCTTGTCCGATGCTTTGAAATCAACGAAATAACAATCCGATAACGACACGACACGCCGGTTGCAAATAACAAAACACTTGGCACAAACTAGACATACAGCAAAGAACGGAGAAAACAAATGCTGAAAATCGCAGGTGCAATATGGATCCTATGGATTGCCTTCTATGGGATGATCACAATCAACGAAAATAACCCGGAACTCGGACTCCCAGCAACCGTTGTCGGAGCCATTATCGGCATGGGCCTACTAATCAAATGGTCGCGCTAATGGACATGACCAAAATCGGATCAGTGCAAGAAGCGCGAGCCATCGCTGAAGTGCTAATCGCCAACCCAACACCCGAAAACTTCGCCAGGTATCGTCAAGCACTAGCAACTATCTGTCGAATCTACGATTGCGAAATCGAAGAAGCATCATTCAAAGTAACCAAACTAATCGAAGCCAACATCTAAGGAGAACAGACATGGCACACGCAAGAATGACCGACCCAAGCACTTCACACCTGGCAGCTGCATCGGTAAAGAACGAAACACTAACCAAGAAAGTCATACTCGGCTTTCTCAGCCACCCAATGACCGATGAAGAACTGGTCGAGTATTACAAGCTCGCTCAAGTTCGCATCGACACCATCCCTCGAGCATCCGACTCCGGTATCCGCTCCAGGAGAGCAGAACTGACACGCGACTTCAAAGTGTTTGCAGTCGGCTACAAGAAAACCAAGTCAGGCCGCAAAGCAATCGTTTGGGAGGCAGCGTAATGAGCGATGTTTATCTTGATGCTGCTAAAAGATTAGGCGAAGTAGAAGAACGCGAACGCATTATTAAATTGCTAGAAGCCGAACGATGGGAATTACCAAACGGTATGCCAGCAGGTGGCGAGGTCTATCTGCCATTGGAAGAGGCTATTACTCTTATCAAGGGAGAGAACAAGTGAGCGACGACTTCAGCGACCGCATCCTAGCCATCGTCAAATCAGTCGACGAAGTAGCCCGGATACGCGAACGAATGGCCTTCATGCAAATCCTTGATGAAGAACTCAAACACGTCAGCTCACAACT